GCCGCCAGTACGTCAGCGCCTTTGCCCGGCAGTACGTCGGGCAGGCGGCGCACTTCCCGGAAACAGCGAAGGAGGCCCAGCATGAACATCCACAAGACGAAAATTGAGTGGTGCAGCCACACATGGAACCCTGTCACCGGCTGCCGGCACGATTGCCCCTACTGCTACGCCCGGCGCATCGCAACGCGGTTCGGCCCCAAGATTGACGAATTCCCAGATGAGAGCGGCATCACGGCGTTTATCAACGAAGGAGTGGACTGCTACGTCGTCGAGAAGCCCACGGAGCTCAAGGACTGGCAGGGAAATTACCGGCGCTCGACGCCTTACCCCAAGAACTTCGCCCCTACGCTCCACAAGTACACGCTCACATACCCGGAGAAGCGCCTCACCCCCGCCGCCATCTTCGTCGGCAGCATGGCAGACCTGTTCGGGCGCTGGGTGCCGGACGACTGGATAGAGCAGGTCTTTGACGCTTGCCGCCGGGCCCCGAGGCACACCTACCTGTTCCTCACCAAGAACCCGCAGCGGTATTGCGACCTTGCCAGCGCCGGGAAGCTCCCCACGGAGCCGAACTTCTGGTACGGAACCACCATCACCGGCCCGGATATGCCTTTCTTCTTTTGGGACAAGGCAAACACCTTCGTGAGCGTCGAGCCCCTTTTGGAGCCCTTCGACACCGAGGCCACCGGCGGCGAAAACCCCTTCGAGCGCGTCGGATGGGTAATCATCGGAGCCATGACGGGCCCCGGAAGCAGGAAGCAGCAGCCGAAGCGGGAATGGGTGGAGGCTATCGTTAAGAAGGCCCGCGAGGCGGGCACGGCGGTCTTCATGAAGGACAGCCTCAAGCCTATCTGGGGCGACGACATCCTCCGGGAGCACCCGCCCGGCATGATAGGAGGCGACAACAGTGGATGAGCGAAGGAAAATCGACTGTGTTTCAGCCGCAGACCGCGATACCCTCGTCACGATACTTGCCCGGAACGGTTACGCCGTCCGGCAGGCCAAGGAGAAGCGCGGAACCTCCAAAAGCTACACCTACTTCGTCGAATACTGGAAGGAAGGAGGAAAGCCGCTGTGAGGAAAGGAACCAAGCGCATCACCGTCGTCGTGACGGCCCAGAGCTACTACCACCTGCGCCACCTCGCGGATATGGCCGGCTACAACAGCATCGGGCGCGTCATCGACAAGCTCGTGCGGGAGCACCAGCTCGCCATGCGGGGCGGATACACAACGGAGAAGCCAAACGAAGGAGAGAGACCATGCAGAGAACGCACAGACCGACATCCCACAAGAAAGACCCGATGAAGCAGTACCAAGGGGCCGTGAGCCGGGCGCAGGGCAAGCACTTCGAGGAGTACATCGACCTCTCCCTCCGCTACTACGAGCAGAGGGGCGAGGCCGTAGTCGAGAAGACGCCAGAGCCCATGCGGCCCACCAAAGACCTCGGCAACGGGCAATTCATCGCGTACTACGAGAAGGCCGCGCAGCCGGATTACAAGGGCACCCTCAAGGGAGGCAGGGCCGTCGTCTTCGAGGCCAAGTACACACACTCGGCCCAGATGGAGCAGAGCCGCGTCACCCGAGAGCAGGCCGCCCGGCTGGACGACCACCTCGCCGCCGGGGCCATGTGCTTCGTCGTCGCCGGCTTCGGCAGCGGAGACGTCTTCCGCGTCCCGTGGGACGTCTGGCGTGACATGAAGACGCACTTCGGCCACAAGTACGTCACCCCGGAGGAGCTCGAGGCCTACAAAGTACCGCTGGGCCGGAACGGCGTTCTGCTGCTGCTCGATTGAGAGGGAGACCATGAGCGTCAAGAAGTATGTCGTCATCGAAATCGACTGTGACGAGTGTTCTTCAACATACCGTGAGGATTTTCTCGACAGCGGAAGCAAAATCCAAGTCCAAAAGCAGGCGATGAGGGACGGATGGATAATTTCCGGCGGCGGACGCCGGTGCCTCTGCCCTCGCTGCGTAGAAAGGAAAAGCCATGAGACAGATAATCATGCCAAGTGACGTTATTCTCCATCGCCCCACAGGCGAGACGTGGACGGTCTGCGGCGTAGACCACAAGGCCGGACGCCTTATCCCGTGCGGCTACCCTTTCCCCACCGTTGCCCGCATCGAGGATTGCGAGGTCATCGAAAGGCACTACGAGACGCAGTACCAGACGGAGGAGCAAATCAAGGCCCTGCAGAAGTATGAGCTTACCAGCTTCATAGACGTCAAAAGCGCCATGTTTCACGGGCTTATTTGAGAGCTGGGGGGGAACGGGCGATGAACACCTGCGGAGAATGCGAATTTTTCGGGGATTTCGACGGGCACATCTTCGGGCCCTGGGAACCTATACCGGGAAGCAAGTTTTACAGAACGCCGTTTCTCGGTTTTGATGAAAAGAAAGGGGCGATATGCGCCCTCCCGCGCAGCGGAACGAAGACCCGGGCATACCCCGACACAACGGCCTGCCCCCACTTCAGGCCTCGGACATGGACGCGCCCGCCTTCGTGCCACGACTGCGACAGGAAGCACGGAGAGATGAGCGACGGCTCCGTACTTTGCAGCGGATGGCCTTTTTACAAGAAAGAGGGGGACGTGCCCTGCCAAAACGGGAAGATGGCATACGGGAAAAATCTATCGCTTTTTTGAGAGGATGGTGCTATGAGACCAATTTCCGAAATTAAGAACAACTACCGGCTCCGCATCGTCAGCAGCGGAGAGGACGGCTTCGCGGCCTATATCAACCACCCGTGCTACAAGCCCACAGCCATCGCCGTCATCGCCTCGTGGGGAGGCGGCTGGGAGCACGTCAGCGTCAGCCTAGCCCGCCGGTGCCCCACATGGGAGGAGATGTGCATGGTGAAGGACATCTTCTGGGGAGAGGAGGAGTGCGTCGTCCAGTTCCACCCGCCCCGCAGCGAGTACGTCAACAGGCACCCGTACTGCCTCCATCTTTGGAAGAAAATCGGCGAGGAGTACGAGACCCCACCGAAAGAATACGTCGGATGAAAGGAGACCAAGACCATGAAGAAGAAGCGCGGAATTTTCGCAGGGCGGCAGCAGACGCCGCCCGCCATCCTGCCCACCCAAATCAGCGACGCGAAGCTGCTGGCCGACCTCGACGTCGAAATCGCAGCAGCAGAGCGGGCCGCCAATCCCCCGGAGGGCTCCACGGCGGTCATCAATGCACTGTCCCCCGGCCTCGCGGCCATGATGCCGACGGCCACGAAGCAGGCCCGGAAGAAGCTCCTCACCCTGCAGCAGGTCAGAAAGCGCCTCGCCGAGCTCATCGAGAAGGAGTACCAGCATGAATAGAGTAATCCTCATCGGGAACCTCACCCGAGACCCCGAGCGGCGCACCACCCGCAGCGGCGTGACGACTTGCAGCTTCACACTCGCCGTCGAGCGCGACCACAAGGACAAGGACGGCAACCGCGTCACCGACTACATCACGGTCATCGCGTGGAGGAACACCGCAGACCTGTGTTGCCGCTACCTCACCAAGGGACGGCAGGCGGCGGTCATCGGGAGCTGGCACAACCGCAGCTACGAGGACAAGGATGGAAACAAGCGCACGGTCTCCGAGTGCATCGCGGACGACGTGCAATTCCTCGGGGGCCCGCGCCGGGACAACGCCCCCGGAGGGTATGACGACGACTACCCCTTCCCGGACGAAGAATAACAGCAGGCCGCCTCTTTGAGAGGGGCCACCCCATACGAAAAGGAGGCGGTCAACATGGGGAAGAACAACTGGCCGGACTTTGACGCCATCATCCAGAAGGCCGTGAACGCAGGCCGGGCACAGGGCATGAGCATCGCAAAGGACGCCTACAAGGCCACCGAGCGCAGGCTCTATGCCCTGCCCGTCCTGCGCCAGAAGGTCGAGGATGACAAGGAGAAGCTCGAGCAAATCAAGACCCACGGGGCCCCGGAGCGGAGCAAGAGCATTGTGCGGTTCAGCCGCACCGGCTACCGGCTCACCCCGGAGGAGATGCTCGAGGCCATCATCAAAGACCTCGAGGCCACCATAGCGGCGGATGAGTACGAGATAGAGACGCTCGAGAAGGCGCTCGCCCATATCGAGGACGACCCCTTCTACCCCGCCGTCGAGGCCAAGTACATCGACGGGCTCGAGGACGACGACATCGCCGCTGACCTCAAATGCGGCAACACGCAGCTCTGGAAGCAGCGTGGAAGGCTGGTGCGGGCCGTCGCGGTTCTCCTCTACGGCTCGCAGGCGTCAATGTGAATTTCAGCCGCGAATTTGCGAACCTTGCGTGTGAATTTTGCCTGTGCTATAATACCTACAATGCGAAATTGCGGATAGCCGCAGCAGCAAAGGGCACCAAGGCCGTCACGGGAAACCGGGGCGGCCTTTTTTCATGCCAGAAAGGAGGAAAGCGGCGTGAACATCAAGCGCATCAAGCTCGCAGACGTGAAACCGGCGGCCTACAACCCAAGGCGGCAGCTCAAGCCCGGTGAAAAGGAATACGAGGCGCTCAAGGCATCTATCAGCCGGTGGAGCCTCGTGGAGCCGCTCGTCGTGAACCTTCGGACGGGCAACCTCGTCGGCGGGCACCAGAGGTACAACGTCCTGCTCGACCTCGGCCACACGGAGGCAGAGGCGGCAGTCGTAGACCTCGACGAAAAGCAGGAAAAGCTGCTCAACGTCGCACTGAACCGCATCGAAGGTCAGTGGGACTACGAAAAACTGCAAGACCTGTTCGAGGAATTCAGCGCAGAGGACATCTTCGCAACCGGCTACTCCGACGGGGAGCTCAAGACCCTTTTCGGAGGTGAGGACGAAGACCCCACAGACCTCTACCAAGATGACCCGGAGCCGGAGGAAGACGACGACGGCGACGACACCGAGGAGGACGACGGGGAATTCAGCATCTACCTCTCCTTCCCGACCCGGCAGGCCGCAGAGGAGTGGCTCGAGGGCGAGGGCATCGAGAGGGGCTTCCCGAGGGGAGGCCGGAACCTCGTGATACACATGGAGGGCGACAGCTATGAAGATACAAGAAATTGAATTTTCGCGGCTGATACCCGCCGACTATAACCCCCGCGTCGCCCTCACCCCGGATATGCCGGAGTTCGAGAGGCTCAAGAACAGCATAGAGACGTTCGGAAACGTCGAGCCCATCGTCTGGAATGAGCGCACCGGCCACATCGTAGGCGGCCACCAGCGCCTCGCCGTGTTGCAGCACCTCGGCTACACCAGCGCAGAGGTCAGCGTGGTAGACCTTGATGAGAAGGAAGAAAAGCTCCTCAACGTGGCCCTCAACAAAATCAAGGGCCAGTGGGACTATTCCCGGCTGGAAGAAATCTTCCAAGAGTACGAGCTCGAGGAGGCGAAGGTCACGGGCTTCACCGGGCAGGAAATCGCCCTCATCCTCGCCAAAAACGACGACGTCGAAGACCCGGCAGCATGGCATGACGATGAGGAGGACGAAGAAGACGAAGACCCGGACTTCCTCGGGGCCTCGTGGGTAGTGACGCTCACTTTCCGCAGCAGCCGGGACGCCCAGAGGTGGATAGACCGCATGGGCTACGACGCCACCGCCAAGGCCGGGAAGAAAACCACCGTCATCAGAATGGAGGAGTGAGGCATGGACTTTTATGTGGGAATTGCGAGCTACAAGAGGCCGGAAGCCTCCCGGACGCTCGATTACCTCGATAGCCTCGGCTTTCCCAAGGAGCGGCGCATCTTGAGCGTCCAGACGGAGGAAGACCGGGACGCATACACGCGCAGCGGTTTGAACGAGCGCGTCGGCACCTTCTTGTACCGGGAGGCCAGCACCGCAGCCGGGAACAGAAACACCATCCTCTTGAACGTGCCGGAGGGCACCAACGTCGTCTTCATGGACGACGACATCAAGCAGGTCGTCATGGAAGACCTCGGGCTCGTGCCGCTGGACACCCTCGAGAAGTTTGAGCGGATGTGCAAGCTCGGCTTTGCGACGGCCCAGAAGAACCGCACCATCTGTTTCGGCCTCTACCCCGTCGCCAACGCCTATTTCATGCGGGGCGGCTACAAGAAGGCGGCCATCTGCGTCGGAACCCTCATCGGCATGGTGGCGACGCCGGGCATCACCTTCTGCGAGGAGCTCCAGACGAAAGAGGACTATGAGCTGTGCTGCCGCATCATCCGAAAGTACGGGGCTTGCATACGGTTAGACCGTTTCGCCTGCGACGCGCTGCACTACTCCAAGGGAGGATGCGAAGACGCATGGAAGGACAAGAGCGGCGTCATCCGCGTGGCGGAGCTGCTCGTCGCCAAGTACCCGGACATCCTCAAGCTGAACCCCAAGCGCCCCGGCGAGGTGCTCATGGTAAAGCGCGGAAAGAGGTGAGGCAGATGGAAAAGCTCAAGCAAAACTATACGAGCCCCCGGTGGAGCATGGAAATCCCGGACTGCTCCATGCCGATGAGCATGGACACATACAGCCGGTGTTCCTATAACTGCCTCTACTGCTTCTCGTTCTTCCAGAAAAGCCATACCACCAAAGGCTACCTCACCGGCCAGCCGCGCAGCGTGAACCCGGAGAAGGTCATCGCTCTGTTTGAAAACGCGGCGGTCAACAACACCGCAGCGGCGAACAAGACGGACGTGCAATTCTTCAAGTACATCCAAGACCGGCGCATCATGCAGTGGGGCGGCCTCGCGGACGAATTCGACGAATACGAGCGCCGGAACGGCGTCACCCTCGAGCTCCTCCGCTACTTTGACAAAATCGACTACCCGCTATCCTTCTCGACGAAGGCGGCGTGGTGGACGGAGGACAGCCGCTACACGGAGCTTTTCGCCCGGCACACGCACAACTGGCACGTCAAAATCAGCATCATCACCGCAGACCCGGAGAAGGCCCGGAAGATTGAGCGCGGCGTCCCGTCGCCGCAAGAGCGGCTCGCAGTCATCAAGAGGCTCGCCGACATCGGCATCCACGTCACGCTCCGGCTCCGGCCTTTCATCATCGGATGCAGCGAGGACTACCCAACGCTCATCCGGGCGGCGAAGGAGGCGGGCGCGGACAGCGTTACCACCGAATTCTTCTGCATGGAGAGCCGGGCCGACGACAGGCTCAAGGCCAGATACGCGGCGATGAGCGAGGTGCTCGGGTACGACATCCATCAGTTCTACATGGAGAACAGCAAGCAGCAGGGCTACAAGAGGCTGAACCGGGCCATCAAGGCCCCCATCATCCACAGGATGCGGGAGCTCACGCACAGCCTTGGGATGCGCTTCCACGTTTCCGACGCTTTTTGCCGGGAATGCAACGACGCCTGCAACTGCTGCGGCGTCCCGCCGGAATGGGGCGTCAGCCAGACCGGCAACATCGGGAACGCCATCATCATCGCCCGCGAGAAGGGCTTCGTCACCTTCTCCGACGTGATGGAGAGCATCAACAAGTATTTCGACTTCCCTTGGGTGGGGGCCTGCGGCTACAACACCGGCAGCAACAAGGCCCGCGCCCTTCTGTACGACACCACGATGGCCCAATGGCTGCGCTCCAACTGGAACGACACCAAGAAGGGCACCAGCCCGGCCAGAGCCTACGGCGGCGTCCTTGTGCCGGATGGGAAGGATGAGAACGGGGATGTCATTTACAGATACGCGATAAAGCGATAAGGGAGGGATGGGAATGCCAAAGAGACGCCCGGAGCCCGAGGCCGCCCTCCCGTGGGAACGGCAAAAGGGAGAGACCCCGCAGGCGTTCGAGGCGTTTTCCATCTACCGCGATATGGGCTCAAGCCGCAGTACGGCCAAGGTGGGGCGGAAGTTAGGCAAGAGCAAGAACCTCATGGACAGGTGGAGCAGCCGATGGGAATGGGTAGAACGGGCCCGAGCCTATGACAACGACCTCGAGCGCCAAGAGCGAGCAGAGGCAGCCAAAGACCTCAAGGAGGCCCGGAAGCGCCAGCGCAAGACCGGCTATTTCATGCAGAAGAAGGCCACCGAGGCCCTCGACAGGCTGAACGTCGAAGACCTCGACGCCAACGCCATCATCCGCCTCATTGTGGAGGGCGCGAAGCTCGAGCGCGGCAACCTCCTCGAGGAGGCGGGCTTCTTGCAGCCCACCGGCACCCCGGCCCGCAGCGGGCAGCAGGGCGCGGCGGACGGCGGCATAGATTGGTCGAAGCTGACGGACGCAGACCTCCGCAAGCTCGCCAGCATGGACGGAGGTGACGACGATGAGGAAGAATGACGCCCGCGAGAGGCTATACACCAAGGCGCAGCTACGGGAAATCGCCCGCGCCGCGAAGATGGAGCTCGCCCGGCGGAGCCTCATCGACTTCACGAAGTACACCAACCCCCTCTACATCGAAAACTGGCACCACGTCAGCTATGCGGCGAAGCTGGACGCCTTTGCCGCCGGAAGGATTAAAAAGCTCATGGTGTTCATGCCGCCGCAGCACGGAAAGAGCGAGCTGTGCAGCCGCAGGCTCCCGGCCAAGATGCTCGGGGACAACCCAGACCTCCGGGCGGGCCTTGTCTCTTATAACCACGACTTCGCATCGAAGTTCAACAGGGACGTGCAGCGCATCATCGACAGCCGGGAATACGCAGGGCTTTACCCGGAGACCCGCCTCAACACCGCGAACATCCGCGCAGCCGTCGGCTCTTGGCTCCGCAACTCGGACGAATTCGAGATAGTAGGGCGGCAAGGCGGCCTCGTCACCGTCGGCATAGGCGGTGGCCTAACGGGCCGCGCCCTCGACGTGCTCATCATCGACGACCCGTACAAAGACCCGAAGGACGCATGGAGCCCCACGGTGCGGCGGAGCATCCAAGACTGGTACGACACCGTCGCCACCACCCGCCTGCACAACGACAGCCGCCAGCTCATCACCCTTACGCGCTGGCACCAAGACGACCTCGCCGGCGTCATCCTCAAGCGCGAGCCGGGAGAATGGGAAGTCGTCAAATTCCAAGCCATCAAGGAGGGCGACCCCACCGACATAGACCCCCGGCACGAAGGCGAAGCCCTCTGGCCGGAGCGCCACAGCCTCGCCCGGCTGCTGTCTGCAAAGCAGAGCAACCCCCACGTCTTCATGAGCCTCTACCAGCAAGACCCGAGGCCCGCAGAAGGCCTCCTGTTCCCTGCAGAGGCCCTCAACTACTTCGAGATGGAAGACATACGGGGAAGGACGCCGGACGGCGTGATAGCCGTTGCAGACGTCGCAGACACCGGCGAGGACTACTACTGCATGATTGTGGCTTACCTTTTCGGAAACGACATCTATGTGGTGGACGTGATATACACCCAAGACCAAGCGGAGATAACGGAGCCCCTCACCCTCGGGGCGCTGGACAACTGGAAAGTACAGCGGTTCCGCATCGAGAGCAACGCAGGCGGGCGGCTGTACGCCAAGAGCATCCGCGAGAAGGCCAAGGGCTTCACGGCCATCGAGGCGGTGCCGTCCAGCACGAACAAGGAGACCCGCATCCTCACGGCCAGCGGCCAGATAAAGCAGCGCGTACACTTCCGGCAGGATTACGCGCACGGCAGCGACTACGAGAAGTTCTACGACCATTTCACCAGTTACACCATCCGGGGGCCGAACGAACACGACGACGCCCCGGACGCCGTGACAATGCTCATCACCACGGCGGCGGACAATATGCTCTCGTGGAGCCTCGAGAGCGATTAAGGAGGAGACCAATGAAAGACCAAACAGAGAGCGAGGTGAACCGCGATGCCCCTGTTTAACAGGCGGAGGCAGCTTCCCAGCGACCAATTCAGCCGCGCCGAGGGAAATGCCATGATACCGAGGTGGACGCGCCCGCCGGAGCGGAACACCTACGACTGGATTAAGATGTTCTCCAAGAGCCCGCGCCTCTCCGTGGTGGAGCGCATCGCGTCCGACCTTTCCTTTGCCACCGGCAAGCTCTACGTCGTAGGCAGCGACGGCGAGGAGAGCGAAATCACCCGGCACAGCTTCCTCAATTTTTGGGCGCAGCCGAACCCCCTGCACGAATTCTCGGCAGCAGCCTTGTGGCGGCTCGAGGAGATTTACCTCCTCCTCAAGGGCGAGGGCTACTTCGTCATCGAGAAAGACCCCGCAGGCCGCCCGGCAGAGCTTTGGCCGGTACCGACCCATTGGGTGATGATGACGCCGTACCTCGGGCACCCCTACTACACAGTCAAGACCACCAGCGGCAGCATCATGGAAGTCAGCGTGGATGATATGTTCGTGATGAAGGACATCAACCCGCTCGACCCCTTCCTTCGGGGCCTCGGGCAGGCGGAGGCCATCGCCGACGAAGTGGAAATCGACGAATACGCCGCGCAGTTTCAAAAGCGGTTCTTCTACAACGACGCCACCCCGAACATCATCGTCTCCATGCCCGGCAGCAGTGACGAACAGCGCAAGCGGTTCCGCGCTGAATGGCTGGAACGGTTCAAAGGCGTCTTTAAGAGCCACGGCATAGCCACCACCGGCGGCGACATCAGCATCCAGAAGGTCGCAGAGAGCATGAAGGACATGGACATGGTGAATGGCAGAACCTTCATCCGCAACGCGACACTCGAGCATTTCGGCGTCCCCCGTGAAATCATGGGCATCACCGAGAGCAGCAACCGGGCCACCTCAGAGGCAGCCCAATACATCTACGCGCAAAACGTCCTTATGCCGCGCCTTCGCCGGCGCGAGGAGGCCATCAATCAACAGCTCCTCCCGATGTTCGGAGAGGGGCTGTTGTGGCGTTATGACGACATCGTTCCCCGGAACCAAGAATTCGACAAGATGAAGGGCATCGACGGATGGAACGCCGGGCTCCTCACCAAGGACGAAGCCCGCGAGCTCCTCGATATGCCCCCGGCAGAGGTGGGCGGGGACGTCTACAAGACGACCTTCTCCGACATCTACATGAGGGCGAACGAAGACCCGGCCAGCGTGAGCAGCAGTATGGCGAACCTGCAGTACGGAGACCCCGCAACCGCAGAGACCGGCGGCGCGGAGGAAATCGACGTTGAGGAGCCGCCAGCCGACCCGGACGCTGTTGAAATCACGGCCTTCGGCGGCAAGCAGAAAAAGAGTGTCAGCCTCCGGGCCATCATCCGCAGCGAGGACGCAGCGGCCCGGCAGAGTACCACGGCCTTCGAGATTGCGACCATGAAATACTTTCGGGAGCAGGCCCGCCGCATCGGCAGCGCCCTCGGTGCTACCGAGAAGGCATCCTCGACGGCGTGGGACGCCCTCAAGAGGTACATCACCGAGACCGGGCAGGTAGACCGGGAGGCATGGGAGGCGCTCACGGAGGAGCAGCGGAAGGCCCTCATGGACGAGTTTGTCGGGAGCCTCATCGACTGGCCGAATGAGACGGACGTTCTCAACAAAGTCTTTGAACCGCTGTGGAAAGAAGCGTACACCGCCGGGGCGAAGCAGACCCAAGAGCTCTACGGGCTCCGAGGTGTACAGCGCCCCGAGCTTATCAGCACCGCGAAGCTGCGCGGCGGCAGGCGCGTCACCAACGTCACCCAGACCACGAAGGATGCAATCGCCCGCATCGTTGCCGACGGCATCGAGAACGGCGACAGCACACAGGTCATGGCGGACAGCATCATGCAGGAAATGAACACCAATGAGAAGCGGGCTCGGCTCATCGCCCAGCAAGAGACCATGACAAGCCTCTCGACGGGCCAGTACGACATGATGGTGAACGCCGGAGCCCAGACCAAGACGTGGCACCACATGAGCATCACGCCGGACTACCGCCGCGACCACCGGCGCATGGACGGAGAGACCGTACCCATCGACGCGAAATTCTCCAACGGCCTACGGTTCCCCAGAGACCCGGACGGCCCGGCGGACGAAGTTATAAACTGCCGGTGCGTATGCACCCCGAACTTTTAGGAGGTAGCTCAATGGAATATACCGCACAGCAAGCCGCAGAGGCCGCCAGAAACATCGGCGTAGACCTCGAAGGGGAAAAGATACGCCCCGAGGCTTTGGCCGCTGGAATGGCCGTTGAGGCCGCCAGACACGGCACCAAGGATGCGGCGACCAACATCGTCGCAGAAGACCCGGTAATAGCGGCGAAGCTCGCGCTGGCAAACCTGCGCGTCTCGCCGAATTATTACTCTCCCAAGGCGGGAGTTACCGCATGGGAGAAATCCCTCGCCCGAGGGGCGAAGCAGCAGGGCCGGAAGACCGAGTACAAAACCCTGCTTTTCAACGTGGACGACTATGACGAGGAGCAAGGCATCTTCTCCGGCTACGGCTCCGTCTTCGGCAACGTCGATGACGGCGGCGACATCGTAGAGCCCGGAGCCTTCACGAAGACCATCGCCGAAGGATTTGAGCGAGTTAAGATACTCGCGCTACACAACGACAGCCTCCTCCCCATCGGACGCCCACTTGAAGTCAGAGAGGACAGCAAGGGCCTCTACATCAAGGCCAAAATCAGCGACACCGCGATGGGGCGCGACGTCAAGGTGCTGCTGAAAGACGGCGTCCTCAATGAGCTGTCCATCGGGTACGACCCCATCGTATTCGACTACGACGAAACGGGCATCCGGCACCTCCGGGAGGTAAAGCTCTGGGAGGTGAGCGTCGTGACGTGGGCCATGAACCCCGAGGCGACGGTCATCGGCTACAAGGCCGCAGAGACCGCCGACAGGGCCGTGAAGCTCACCGAGGACGCAGCCGCAGAGGTCAAGGAAGGCCGGAAAATCAGCTCTGCCCGCCTCAAGACCCTCAAAGAGGCGAGCGAGACGATGAAGAAGGCAGCCAAGACCCTCGACGCCCTCATTTCCGAGGTCGAAGGCGAGAAAGCAAAGTCGCGCAAGCGTTATCCCATCCGGGGCCTCAAGAAAGCCCCGACCCAACCCACCATTGAAATCACACTCTAAAGGAGGAACACCAACAATGGCTATGAACAACAAAAACACTCCCAGCGGCAAGTCTCTCAAGATGAGCGCAGACGACCTCAAGGAGATGGTGAAGGCCGCCGTCGCCGAGTGCCTCGGCGAGGAGAAGGAAG